AATTTATATAACTAAAATAGGGGTGGCAGTAATATATACTACCACCCCATTACTAACAATTAATTTTAACTGTTGAACAAATTATCAAAAGCAGCTGAAACATCATCTGTATTTGACTTTGATGCGGTAGCTGTTGGTGACTTATTCGTAGCAACTGCTTTTGGAGCAGGAGATTGAGCATCATCATCAACAATTGTATTTACCGTTCCTTCTGCTGGAACTGAACCATCTGGATTTAACCATGCGTTCATAACTTCCTTTAGTTCGTCATAACTAAATTCAGGGAATAGATCCATGATGTTAGTTTGTTGTGCCAAGATTTCTTTTTGAGCAACATCAATAGCAACACTTGCATTTGGCTTAACACGAATAGTAGTTTCTGGGAATGACTTACCAGAATCTTCTGCGGTACGGAATTCTACTACAATGTCACGTCCGTTTACCAAATCAGTAATATCACCGTAATCAACATCGCTGATGATACTTAGAATTTCTTGATATACATTCTTACCAAATCCCCAGAAACGAACACCTTCGTTTTCTTCACCACGAACAAGGATTGGAGCATATGTACGCATCTTTGGTTCAAACTTACGTCCCAATAGCCAATCTTCCTTGTTTCCGGTCTTCTTCATACGATTTGACCATTCAACGATTGGATCTGGACGATTAAAACTATCAGGAGATAGATAAGTCTTGTTATTGATGTTATAGTGAAACTTCAACTCAATAAAAGGATTGTCAATTTGATACTTGTAGGGAACGATACGAACTACTTGTTTACCAGGCTTTGGTTTCCAAATTAAATTGGTTTTGTTGCCTTGGTTTGTTAAAGAGCTCAAACGACTCTTTAGTTTTGATATGTCTAATGCCATAATTATTTTAATTAGTTAATTGTTTAATTAGTTAATTAAATAACTCACACGAATTATTTAACGACAACCAATTAAGTTGTCATTAATATATACCATCCACCGGACATTTTCAACTTATTATATCAAATATTTTCACGGACACGATTCGGACAGACACTTCACTTGTTAAAATAATTGAATTTCTGTAGAGATTCCAGTCCAATTGAAAGGTTTTATCCAAAACACCGTTGTTTTCTTCAGCAATCAATTTGTTCATCGCATTCAGAGTGTAAAGAGTGTTGGTTTCTTTTTTTCTATGAACGCTGATGGTATTTCGGAATTTCATTGAATTTCCATCGGTTAAGTCAACATTGTATGTAGCATACAATTCTTTTGGGTTGTTGACATTACACAGTAGAAATATTTTACCACTGATAACATTGTAGAAATTTTTTATTTCTAAAATGACAGCATCATATTCTTTGGAAGTGGTAAATGTACACAATAATTGTTTATTTTTCATTTATTTAATATTAGTTGTTTACCATCTATATTCCACAAATTACCAATAAAATCGCCAGAACTATCGTACCATTTATTTTTCTTATTATAAAATCCGTATTTTAAAGCTTCTTCAATTGTATATTCAGTAGTCAATGCCTTTTCAATTGCTACTGAATCTTGTTCTTTTTCGTCAGAAGTTCTATCGTCACTCTTTGGTGTTTGTGGTTCTTGTTGTTGAGTTTGTTGGGGTTGTGTTGGTTCAAATTCAATTTGTTGACCGCTTTGTTGTGTTGGCTGTCCGCTTTGTTGTGTTGGTTGTTCATCTCCAGAGAATACATTAGCTTGTCCTTTTCTAGGATTTTGTTCAAAGTGAGAACCACGTTCAATAGCCTTTTGTTTATATTCAGGAGTTGGAAATGTAACGAGAATACCGTTTGAATTGTATGCTTGTCTGTCAGGATATCTGCCTTCAAGCATTTTATTTAGATATTGATTTACAGTTTTAGAATCTATATTTGATTCCAATAAATGACCTCTAAGTATTTCAATATGTTCTTGTTTAGAAATATCAAATATACCGTTTTCAATTGAATTGTCGGTACTTGACTTTTCTAATGCTTCTAAAAATATTTGTTTGATGTTCATAATTAAAATACATCTTCTTCACTTAAATTAGAACGGTGAATTTCCGTCTTGAAAGAAAACTTACTTCCTCTTTCATTTCTTAATTCAATTGCCGAATAAAATGGTTTTACTTCTACTTTTCCATTTTCTTCTTCTTCTCGTATATCAAAGATAATATATAAATATACAACGAAATATGTTCCGGCCTTATTTTTACTAACTTCAAACTTACTTAATCTAAAATTCTTATTTTCATTTGCATCAATTAACTTTTTACCACTAGAAAATTCAGATTTTGTTCCCATTCTGTTAATTGTCTTACCATTAAATATTACAAGTGGAAGACTGTCATTGTTTCCGAAAATTGCTTCTGCTGATATTTGACTTGCAAATTGAATAAAATCTTTCTTAATTTGAGCTTCATTGCCAACATTCATAAATCGTTCAATGAATCTTTCATAAAATGCAATAGCCGATACGTTAGAATTAAAGATGTTCATCGGTCTAAAAGCACCTTTATTCAACGGAACATTACCTTTAGTAGATTCGTTAAAATAATCGTTATAGACTTTTATAGAAGCATTCTTAACTTGTTTTACATCTTCAGGTGTAGTACCAGTAAATTGTACCATAAACAAATTCTTATTATCAATCAATCTTACCTTTTCATTTATGGCACTAAATAATGAATCTGGTTGAATTCTATTGATTTGTTGAATAAATATAGCAACATTCTTCTTTAATGAATCAGTCATCTTTACCAATAATTCATCCGCTTCCCTTGCTTCGGATAAAACACCAATTTCTTTTTCAATAACATCCCAGCTATTAAACATGGTGGAATATTGATTTCTAGCATAATTCATGTCTTCTTGACATTTTTGTTCAATATTACCAAAAATCTTTACAATTGTGTTTTTAATTTTTTGTGTAAAATCACTCCATCCTTTTATCAATTCGGTAGATAAATCTCCTATTTTTGATGATATTCTATTGAGTGAAGACTTTAAAGACGATATAAATTCAATTTCAGTTAGTAGTGTTTTACCAATATAAATTTCTTCAAATATTGGATTTATACTTTCATTTTGTTGAAAAACAGATGCACCACCAGGAAATACACTGCGTGGATCTTTTTCAATTGGTTTTCCATCGGGTTGTTGTGACTGTAACCATTGATAGTATTTTTCTTTTTCAGCAGGTGTACCTGAAAAACTTAATTTGTTTCCGAGTGTATCAAAAACACCTTTCGCTCTTCCGGTACGATAACTGTCACCACCAGCTTTTAAAGAAACCATTGCAAATTTCTTTCCTGTACCAGTAATTTCACACAAACTATCTTCTAAACCAGATACTTTTCTATCTTTTAAAGCAGTTTGTACTTCAGCAATACTACAATTATATAATAATACTACATCCGCAGTATTTTCTTTTTTCTTATCTTTGCTAGCATAACCACTGTTATTAAAAATATTGTAGAACTTCTTGATGTCTTGATGAATAAAACCAGTTGGTTTTGCAGAAGTAATATTTGCCAATGTTACAGATGTACCAGATGCCAATTCAATTCTAGACTTTACATCTGCATAATTTTGATATAATTTATTTTTCTCTACAGATGCAATTACTAATACGTCATTTAGTTGTTGTATGCTTTTTAAAAGCGTTTCAATGTCAGCGGATAATTTTAACCATTTTATTAGTAAACCTTTTTCTTTTGGGTGATAATCTCCTTGTTCACCAAATATCTTATATAACGGAAAACTTTCTCTCATATGTTGACTGAATGGCAATGGCATAACAGTGTCAACCTGTTCTAACTTACTTTGTAAGTCTTTTAATTTTATTTCTGCATCTGTATTCATTCGTATATATAAATATTACTATATACACGAAAATCAAAGTTTTTAAATATCAATTATTATCATTTCATCATAATTCTTACCAATGTAACATTTAACTGGTAATTGATTGTTTGACATTAACCGTTTCAATTCCACCAAAGTTTCTTTTTTATCATTGGTATGACAATCAAACAAAACACTATCATAAGTATATAGTATAGCTTTGGTTTGTTTACTATTCAAGTATTCATTTACTCTAACCAATGATTGCATACCAAATTCAGTTTCACTTGCTTGTAAGATATAATTGAACAGTTTATTTGGACTCGGTTCATTTATATGATTTTTAGTAATTCTTCTTTTATAAATGGGAGTTTCTACATAACCATGTTCACTAAAGAATAACCATCTATGAGCAATATAATCACTCATTTTCTTGAAATATGGTATTTCTAATAGTTCAACTGGAATATTACCATACATACATTGAAAAGTAAGGTTCTTTGACGCTTTGATTTCTTCATCCGTCAAAGTTTCTTTACCATAATACAACTTACCAAGATATTCATAAGCATTTGTCGGTAAGTTATAATTGATTAACTTTGCAACTATGTGGGGGTGGTAGGCACTATAATCAATCATAAACAACATACCTTCATCACCGTATCTACTAATTAATGATGCCCTACATCCATTTTCTTTGTTCAATGCACTATAGTTAATGTTACCAAACCTATTACTAGGTCGTCCTGTTGCGGTATATAGGTTATATTGAGTATAAACAAACCCATTCCTATCTTTGCTGGTTTTGTTTTCAAAATGCCTATTAAACAATTCTACATCAACTTTCAAACCATTGTATTCAAGAATTTTAAGATTGTCTGTAATGGTACTATTGATACTATGAAAACTATCATCAATTTTGACGGATTTAAGTCTAATTAACACTGCATCATACATGTTTTCAAACTTTTCCAAATGTTTTACCATTGGAATTGCTTTATTCAATTCACCATATTTTTGAAATCTGGTTTTGATTACATTATGCGCAGTTGTATCAAATTCACTATAATCATCAACTTTACCGTCACTAATAAAGAAAATGATGTTGATATCATACAGATTATTGATAGAAAATAGATGTAAACACTTTTTCTTGTCAAATACCCATTTCTTACCCTTAAGTTTATTAAAATC